TTCATTAATATAAGCTTCATTAATAAAATTAGTTAAATTTTTCATATTTATTTATTTATTTATTTATTTATTTATAATTAAAAACTTATTCATACCAAGATACTTATTCATACCAAGTTATATACTTAAATCGTTTTAATCTATCAATATATTTAAACATCATTATTATTCTTAAGTCAATTAATTGTAAGAATGTTACCAATATAGCATTACCTTTGAACAAAACTTTTGGTAAAGATTTATTCAATATTCCATACTTTGCATAATTATATTTATTATCTCCAGTATGATTGTAATTTTTATATTCGTCAGATCTATATGATAGATTTTGTTTTATGTCCATTTTATTGTAATCTTCCTGAATTTATTAATCTTTGACGATCACTGTTTTTAAATTGATTATAAATACTTTGTTCTATTGGAGATAAATTACTTATCATTGTATTGTTCTCTAAAATATCTCCATAAGATTGCTGTGCCTTAGGATCTTTATAATTTTTTAAAAACTCAAATAAATTTGTCATCCTCTATAATTAGTATTTTTATACAATATTTATACAGTATTACTATTAAAGAAATTTCATTTTCTTATACAGTATTACTGTTAAAGAAATAATCTGCTGAATGTTGAGATACAATCCATTCATGTATCTTATCCATTTCTTCAGTAGCCATATCATGGAATCTTTGATAGTTAATAGCAATATTTCCAGGCATTTTGAATTCATATGAACCAATAATTGTTGCAAGACCTCTCATGCCCAAGCATACACAATATCTAAAGAAATAATATAATGAATAAAGATCTTGTATTTTGCATCTTAAGAAACATTGCAATATCAAATCAGAATTTCCCAATGCACCAAGTATAGCTAACTTATGAGAATATGGATTATAGTTAAATGTTAATGGTGTATCAAACATTGCTTGATATGTTGATACTTCATATAATGCTCCCATTACATCTGTGAGATTATATCCTGTTCCTGATCCAAACACATCAGATAATGAGCCACCTGCGCCAGAAGCCAATGCAGAATTATTAAGAATCATACGTTCAAGTGAGAAGTCTCCCATAATTCCATAATTAAAACTATCTGTTGTTTTATATACACCAAATACGGATATGATTCTTTCAGGTAAAGTTACAACATTGTTTGCACCATATCTACAGAAATCAACATTACGAACACAATAATATCTTTCTTCTACAGCCAAATCATAGTTTTCCCAAAAATAACTTGCTGCTTGATAAATAAGTGGTGGTATAGCAGACGCAGGTAATGGCAATGGTAAAGCACATGATTGAGTTATTTCCTGAATAATTCTTCGTATAAAATTATAATCCATTTGATCTTCAGTCTGAGCTTTTTGTTTTAAAAACTCTTCCATATTAACATTATTTTGAGTAGTTTGAACACAATTTTGCATGATTTCTATATTATATAAATAGGATTTATTAAATTTTATATATAAAAATAAATTTTTGATTAAATTGAAACTAATTATTATATCCTATCTATTTCTATAATAAGATAAAAAATATATTTGTCAATTAAGAATGTCCGAACCTAATAATTTAGGAAGTTATTTAAAAAAATTAAACGATACATATAGTAATAAAGAAAAATCAATAACAGATATATTAACTTCATTTAGTCAGATTACTCCAGATTATAATGAATTAAATGAGGTTAATGAAAATGTTAAAGAAACACAATATAGTTCAAATAATTATACCGAATGTACTGAAGATGAACAGGAAGATTTCTTCTACGACCAATTACAATTTATTGAAACATTGGTCGTAAATAGTATATATGAAAAAACAGGTATTATATGGAACTGGGGAGATATTTATAAGTTAATGAAAGACCCATCATATAAGAATGTTGAAAAAATCAAAAGAAAAGTCGTATATTCATCTTCAACTAATCAACGTCCTATTGGTGATATGTCTTATAATGTTTGGAACGGACTCCAGATTATAGATATTGATATTAAGGATGAAGCATTAGCATTAAATTTAAAACAAGTATTATTTGATGAATTGAAACAATATAATTGGTTTTTAGGATGTTGTATTTCTGCATCAGGAAAATCTTGTCACGTTTGGACAAAGATAACTCCAATATCAATTGAAACTAATGCAAGACATATTGAATATGTATGTAACTTCAGACATAAGTATTCATATATTTATATTGTATTAATGAAATATTCAAAGCAATTTGGTTATACTAAAGATGATATATTAAGATATATGGATATGGCTATGTGTAAGCCTCAACAAGGTATTTTTATTTCATCTGATAACAATGCATTACTTAATACAAATTTTAAAGATTTAAGATTAGATGTTAATTTTGAATCTGCATTTCATAGTGGAGTTACAAGTATTGATTGGATAACACATCCTGATTTGAAAGATATATTTCATAAGCTTGAATGGTTTAATACTGAAACTAAAGAAGATGAAAATATTGAGATAACAAACATCTCAGGAATTAATGATAGAGATATTTCTAAAAGTACAGGACGTCGACATTATAAGCACGCACAACGTTGGCAATTGGCTAATACATTGACATCTATATATGGAGAAGATAAAGCATTACAAATAATGTGCGATATTTGTGAAGGAACTCCAAAACAAGAATTAAGAGGAGACGTTAAGACAGCATCAATACATAATAAGCCAATATCAATTTGGGCCGTTAAAGAATTAAATAAAAATCATGGGTTCAAATTAAAGATTAAAGCTGATAATATGTATAATGATGAAATGAAAAAACTTGAAGAAGAATTAAAGGAAACTAATATTGATTTAGATCCAACAAGAATATTGAATGATAGGACTTCTTCAATAATACTTCATATGAGAGCTAATCAATATCTTTCTGATTTAAAGGATGAAATTATTGGTAATTTATCTCATATAACTTTGCTTGAAGCTGGCGCAGGTTATGGAAAAACTGAAATGATTAAAAGTCTTAAGGCTAAAACATTATTAATTCTTCCATTCACATCAACTATTAAAGCAAAGGTTGAAGCAGATGAAAAGACTTCTGATTGGTTATATTTCTATGGTAATAAAAGACCAACATTAGATGATATATTAGGAGATAGAAATATGTCAATGACTATTGATAAATTTTCGCGTCTTAATGTATTTGAATTGGACCAAGCAGGATTTGAATATATTGTAATTGATGAGTCTCACTTGTTATTTACGAGTTCATATCGGGATGTTATGTCGCCAACAATTCAACGTCTTGCGAATTGCAAAGCAAAGATTATAATGATGACGGGAACACCAACAGGAGAAATGTTATTCTTTCCAAATATTAAGCATATTAAAGTAATTAAGGAGGATAATCGTGTTAAGGAATTTGAAATTAATATGGTTCCAACTAAACAAGAACAATTGCTTGAAATGTGCAAGTCAATGGCTAAAGATATTATAGACGGGAAGAAAATATTATTCCCAACAAATAAAGGTAATCTTTATTTTGAACAGGTCACAGGACTTATTCAACAATTCTTAACTGATTTTAAATGTACAAAAGATCTTAAAGCATTCTATTATAAGAAATCTAATTATGGAGAAGAATCAATGGACACAATTAATATTGATAAGTCTATTGGTGGAAATGATATAATATTCTGTACAACATATCTTTCAGTTGGAGTTGATATATGTGATAAGTATAGATTTAGTGTATATTTTAATGAAACATGGATAGCACAGGATATTGAGCAGTTTGCAAATCGTCTTCGTAATAATGATTTATTTATTAAGATGTTTTTGGAAAAAGAAGATTCATCTGGTGTACCTATTAATTATTACTATACACAACCATTGGATTTGAATTTCAGTGAAAAAGATTTATTATTCGCGAGAGATTTGATTCATACTTGTAATGATATGCTTGAACGTAATAATGAGGAATCTAAATATAATCCATTGATTCAATCATTATTATCTTCTAATAGATATCTTAAATATGATGAAAATGATTGTCGATATTATATTGATGAGACGACATATAAATTAAAAGTATTTGAAGAACGTTATACAGAATATTCAAAACAATTAGAAGTATTAACTAATGGAATGAAATACTATGGTTATAATGTTATAACAAATAATTTTAATGATAGGGTTAAAGAAGATAAACAGGAAGAAGCTGAAGAGTTCTTAAAGAAATGTCGTCATAATAGATATAATTATATGACAACAGAAACATTTAAATTCTTGGATCAATTAACAGATGGAAACATTGATTTTTATAAAGAATTATTAAAAGGATCATATAGTATATTTAAAGATGAAGGATATAAAATAGAACGCGAGGAAAATAACTTATATGCTTCAGATATTGAAATTCTTGAGAAAAATATTCCTATTGTATTAGGTCTTTATAAATTTTATGATTGTAAGACTATAAGAGATATTTTTGAATATTGCATTGATAAGAAACAGAATAGAATTAATTATACAAAACTTAATCGTATTAGAAGATTCGTATCAATAGAAGCTAATCGTAAAAAGAAAAGATTAGATTTTCCTGTTTTGAAATTTGTTAAGCAAACACAAGATTGGGTTAAAGCCCATAGTTCAACAACAGAAAATGAAATTAATAAATATCTTGCTGATTATGCTGTAGGATATGCAAATTCAGTTAAGAATCTTGTAGTTGATGATAAGGAATATCTTGAGACTATATTTGATTTAACAAAAGATTTATGGAAAGTAATAGTAATTCAATCAAGACCTTCAAAAGGAAACGTTGGAGTTATTCCTTTTGAATTACTTTGGGAAAAGAAAACTGACTTATCAGATTTCTATGGGGGTTCTCAAGTAACAAAAACATTCTTTGCCGAAGAATTGATTAACGATATGAAAGATGAATTTGATGAAGACGATGAATTAATTAATAAACCATTTGAGGTTACTGAAAAGAAGAAACTTTCAGATGTTACTTCTGAATTACCAAATGTAATACATAAGCCTTATGGATATTATGA